CATCAATCAAGTCCATGCCTTTCTTGATAACCGTCTCACTGCCAAGTATTTTTCCTAATGCACCTAATATCATAATCACCTCAGTATCTTAGTGTTTCTTGGATTTACCCACTCTGGAATGCAATACGCCTGTACCTTACGCTTTGTCCAATAGTTGTATCGTGTACGGCTCACGCGATCTGCAAAGTAATTACACCTGTCGATGGAGTAAAAATACGCTTTCTTGTCAGGAATAACCGTTCCTTCTCCGGTCATCACGATTAGCGCAAACACATAGATCATTTTTTATTTAGCCAAGCTGTTGTCCCCATATATGCGCCCACGATACCTGCGCCTGATATATAAAAAAGGTTGCTGATATCAGACAAAGCTTGCACCCGCTCTATTGGCACAAAAAACATGGCAGCAGTAAACACCCCCATAGCGATCAAGGTGTATCTTGCCATACGCAACTGCGCTAAATTTTTGCGTAATGCTGTCTCAGTTTCTTTGATGGATGTGATGCGAGACATCTCTTCATCACTAATGACACCATCACCGTCTTTGTCATATTCAGCGTAGATAGATTCTTTTTGTAGTTTCTTCTGCGTCATACTGCCCTCAAAGAAGCGATCCAATATATAAAACCACCGAGTGAAGCCAATCCCAACAAACACACAAATACAATAACCATAGACCGTAGCAAAGCCAGGTTTCTTTTACGCTTCGCAATCTTCGCTTTTTTCTGTGCTTCCAGTGCTTCATCGCGGTTGCGTTTCGCTTCTGCCGCATATCTCAAAAAATCTTGATACAGATTTGCTCTGCCCTGATAGATCAGCATGGTCTTCAGTTCTTCTTCACGTTGTCTTAATTTTTCTAGGTGGAGGAAGTTTTCTAAATCAGAACCAGTTGACTGAGAACTGCCTGATTTTTTCTGTATTTCTGCTTTTGCATCAAAATACTTTCCAAGTTGTTCAGCACAGTCAGTTATGTCTTTGCCGTTTTTCAATAGCTCTTTCACAGCACCAATGGCGGTGTTTGCGGTCTGAACGACGGCTATTGCTTCAAAGATCATAACTATCTCCTTTGTTGTGCCTCTATACGCTCACGATTTACTTCTGCTCTTTGGTTTGCAATATCTTCCGTTGATTCAATTCTAGCAGCGTCCGTTACTGCTTTTTGTTGTAGTTTTTGTTGTTCTAGGTTCATATCAAGCCGATCCCTCTCGGCTCTTCTCTCAGACTCCATAGCCTTGATAGCCAATTCTTGTTGACGTATTGCTACCAACGGATCTTGCTGCTCTCCCTGCACAGGGTTGGCTGCTTGTAAAAATGCACCTATTAATTCTGACTCTATCTGAGCAACACGAGCCTCTATCTGCGCAGGTGGCATAGATTGCATCGCCATTTGTGCCATTTGCGGGTCCATCTGTTGCATTGCACTTTCTATTTCTTGTTGTGCAATGTTTCTAGCCTTAAATGAAACATGCTCCATACAGTGAGCCATGAGCATACCCATTACACTAGGTGATGCCTGAACTAAAGGTGTCATCAATAAGGGAACGTGAACAGCAATGTGCGCATCGTGATCCTGGTCTGGAAACGCTGTTAATATCTCACCAGCTAATGCACGAGCATTTTCAATCCCTGGATCTGTAGGCTTTGGCTCTGGTGTAGGCGGTAAGATCTCGTCAATGTTCTGTACCTCCAGGGCTTGGTACATTCTTTTATACGCAGCCTGTAAGTTGTGCATTTGTGGATTTGATTGTGCAAGCTGTAGTTGTGTTTGCGCTAACGTTACTCGTTGCGCCATAGAAAAAATGTTTGGATCAGAAACAGGCAGTACATCTATTCGATCATCAAAGTCCATCTGTTTAATTCTGGGATCAGTGCCAACAGCATACGGATATGCAGGTGGCATATTGTCCCTGATCAAACGAGCTAACATACGGAACTCTGTTTTTTGCGCATAGTGCAGTCGCTTGTGAATAGCAGACATGACTTTCATGCCACGCTCAAGCAATGCAACAGTAGTTCCAACAGGCTGTTGCTGTGACCCAGGTGACCCAGTTTGCTGATCAGCTATTGAAACAAAGCGACGACCAGACTCAATCAAGACACCAAGAAGTTGTCCAAGTGTTGCTGACGGCTCTTTGTATGGCAGAGGTATAATGCTGTTTCGGATGTCACCACCTGGTGCATCAATATCACGGAACTCGCCCGGTGATATTGGCTCGTCATCATTACGAACTCGAATGCCACGAGCTTTGAAACCTGACGGTAGGTTTGCCAGAGTACCGGCATCAATCAGTTGTCTCAGTATCGATGTTGCCGCTTTACCCAGCCCACCAATCATGTGAATCAGACCAAAACCATAGAAACCAAGACCGGGCAAAAACTTATAGTGCACGAAGTAAGCTACTTTTTTCTTTACTGAATCATTTTCTTCGTAGTTTCTGCGGATTGCTAAAATTTCTCCGCTGCCTTGGTCAAGCGTCACAATGTAAGGCAGTTTAATGCCAGTGGGTTCTCCCATCTGGTTAGAGTCTTCAAACCCTTCAAGATCTAAGTTAACGTGCATCTCAAGAACGGTGTAAAGATCTTCTGTTGCACTTTTCTCAACACCATCCAGTTCGTTTACTTTCGATTTGACCGGGTCAGCATCTGCCTCATAGTCAGCCGAAATATCAACATCTCTGTAGAAACCAGCAACTTGTAACTTACGAATTTCATTTTCGTCCATGCGAAGAACGTGTGTGATGCGCGACGCAGACGCGAGATCACTCGCCGCATAAGAGACGACCAGGTCCTCCGCTGGTACGAATTTAGAAACGGGTCGTTGTTTCGCTTCATCAAAGTACACCTTCTTAAACGTTGAACCTGATAAAGGTAAATAGAACAGCATCTGGTCGGTATCTGGATCAAACTCTTCCATCACCTCCATCAGCATGTAATTCATAAAGTCTTTGACCCGAATCGCCTGGGCTTGAAGCTCTTCTGTTCTTGAGCCCATGACATTTGTTCTAACTGGGCCACCAGCAGGTAACAATTCTTTGTATGCCTGTGCCTGAAACTGGGTTACTGACTCTGCGATGATTGGGTGCGTGACTCCTGACGCTCCTTGAAAGGGCTGTGTCCGCTCCTCATACTGTATTCCCAAGAGGTCGAGTCCTTTGGTATAGCCCTCTTCCCACTCCGACCTTGATTCTTGATCAGTTTCGTACTGCTCTCTAAGTTCCGACGAAAGTTCACCCAAGACAGAATCGTCGAGAGCTTCTGCCAAATTTGCATCATGTTCATATTGCTCTGCCTCAACTTCTACGCCCTGCATCTCTGCAAGTGCTTCAATTAACGCTGACCCATCTGGATTTTGTGTAATCTGAGCACCACCAGAAAAGTCTTCGGGTTGTGGGACCTCTACCTCCATACCTGGAACTGCTTGAAGGGCTGAGTCAACCATTGCGGTCATTTCATTTGGAGGTACAGACATCAGTAATACTCTCTATTCCTTGGTACATACATCTCTTCCTCCTCTTCACCGTTAAGTGAGATAAACCCACCTTGGCGAAAACGAATCAGAGCCATAGTCATACTGTCTACGAAGTCGTCGTAGTCGCCATTGGGAAAGGCGGCACATTCTTCAATTACTTCGTCTGCAAACTTTTTTTCTGGAGCCCAAACCATCCCAGCTTCAAAGATTGGTGCAACGGTGTGCATTCGAGTCACTTTATCACGACCCTTGCCCGGAGTATAATTCAACACAGGTATGCCTGTCCTGCGTAGCTCGTCCGTTAATGGTGTACCAGTGGCTTTCGCCTCTACAATCACCATATCTGGTTCCCAATACTCGTATTCTTCTAAAGCAACCTCTTTTAATTCCGGGAAGTTATATCGGCCTCGTCGGGCATCAAGCAGGATGATGTGGTCTGCCCCTCCCTCTTCTGGTTGAAATACGCCCCACGTCGTGATTGCTGAATAATCCGCTGTCTCCTTTTTCGAGAACGCCGTGTCATACGACTGCATGATATACTTGACCGGAGGAACATCTTCTTTCTCCCAAAGTTGCCACCACTCACGTTTAACAATGGCACCCTCTGCAGCAGTTGGTTGTTGCTGCCACTGTGCGTTCCATTTGGCAACGGGTAGTGCAGATTTAACTTTTAATAAATCGTCAGTGCTCCAAAACTCAGGCCATAGAGGTTTATCTGACGGCATGATGGCTGGGAACTCCACAATTTCCCACTGATCCGACATAATGTCGTTAGACTGTGCCTTTAGCAGTCTGCCAGTAAGATCTTTCGTCCCCCAGCGCGTCATTACGAGAATAATCGCGCCACCCGGTTGTAAACGTTGGCGAGGGCCTGACGTATACCACTCATAAGCGTTGTCAAACGCTCCTTCACTAAGGGCATCCTGTTCCGAATGTGGGTCGTCAATGATGAAGAGGTCGGCTCCCCGACCGGTGACGGCTGCACCGACTCCTGCTGCGAAATATTCGCCTCCTGCTTCGGTACCCCAGCGACCCGCCGCTTTGTCGTCCGCTTTGAGCCTGGTTTCCGGGAAGATTTCATAATATGCCTCCGTTTCTATTAAATCACGGACCTTACGACCAAATCTGACCGCTAATTCCGTGTTGTGGGTTGCTTGAATGATCTTTAATTTAGGATTTCGCCCCAAAAACCACGCTGGCATGAGATAAGAAGCGAATTCTGACTTGGAATGACGGGGCGGCATGTTCACAATTAGCCGTTTTAGCTCCCCCGCTGCTATTTTTTCGAGTTTTTCAGCAATAATTCGGTGATGACGGCCCTCTATGAAGTTGTCATAGACGTGATGCACGAAAGGCATGAACTGATTTTCTGCTTTTTCGCGTGTGTCGAGCTTAATTTCTGCTTCTTTAAGAGCTAAAATCTCTTTTAGTACCTCATCGGGCAAAGATTCAAGAGTTAAAGACACTTATTATCTCGATCTGCGTTGACCTAGAGGAAATAAAGGCGAAAATGTTGTTTGTGGCGTATAAGTTGGCCTCAAAACCGTTGGAGCGAGGCTCGGTAAGCCCGTGTAGGCAATACTTAAAGGTCCTCGTGGCTGATAACCAGGAGAAGTAACAATATTTCTCCCTTCAACAACCTCTGGTGCGTCTTCTTGCAGCGGTAAATCCTCTGCAGACAGCATTGGCTCGTCGTTTTCGCCTCTTGATTCTCGTTCTTGCGCTTCGGCTGCACGTTGTTTGTCATAAAAAGGCTTTAAGGCAGGGTTAAACATCTCCCCTGATCGTGCCATCACTCGTTGTGTGTTTGTATCAAATGCTCCAACGATAAATCCGTTCTCATCCAGAATCGGTTGACCACCTCTTCGTATAATTTCTTCTACTTTTGCGTCAGGACGAGTAAATGTGTTAACAACATCTGCTCCTATTTGTCCAGCAATACCAAAAAGAGTGCCCTCAAAAGGGTTTTTAACAAGAGGTCTCTCTGTTGCTGCAGTTTCCAGGTCCGCGAAGAACAATCCGCGTTGCTCGTCACCCGGTAACGTCCCCTCTGGAGCGATACCCGCACGAATTGCACTGTCAGAAATACCTAAATCTCTAAGAGAAGATGCAATTCCTTGTTGTTGCGGCGTTAAACCTTGAAGAGTTTCTGCTTCTAATGCTGCTCTTAACTGGGTGCCGGTTAGAGCACCTATGGATTCTGGGTCTGGGTCAACCGCTGCCGGTGGAAACACTCCTTCAGGCGACAAGGACTGAGGATCAATAAAATTATCTAACTGTCTTTGACTAAATTCTCGATCAGCCGCAGCCTCGGCCAAGCTCTGTGCTGTGTCAGGAGATGTTCTTTGAAGAGCCAATGGGCCAGCAGTAAAGGCAACATCTGGAACGTCAGCCGCTGGCGGAAGTTCACTAACCATCTGATTAAATTCTTGATCCGCAGCCAAGCTCTGCGCTGTGTCAAGAGATGTTCTTTGACGACCTTCTTGACCAGTAAAGGCAGCGTCGGGGACTTCGGGCCCTGCTGGTAGTTGATCAACCCTCTGGTTAAATGCTGCTCGATCAGCCTTTTCTTTTTCTAATATCCTTCCAGGTTCAGCCTCGGCAACCGGATCAATTACTGATGGCGAAAACAAAGGAGATTCTTCTCTGCGCGACTCCTCGTCAAAATCTGTGCGACCAATAAATGGATCAGAAGCTAGTGCCCTGTTCCGAGCTAAGGTGTCACTCATTAGTTGAAGGTTTCGATCAATGTTTTGTACGTCTTCCATTGCTTGAGCTCTCTTTTTTTCTACTTGTTCTATCTCAAATGCAATTTCACGTTCTGCTTGTTCTGGGGGAACTTCTAATTCTTCTCTTGCTTGCCTTGCACGGTTTATATCGTACTTGAAACGAGACCCGGCTTGTTTATTAAGTGCCTCCGCTCTTCTAGTGTTGCTTTCTGCAGTTACAGTCCCAGATGTTGGAATGTTGACTGTTCCAGATGGCGCGAACACATTCTCATCAACTTGTCCCGCTACAACAGATGCAAGGTCTGCACGTTTTTGCTGTGCTGCCTCATCGCCTATTGTGGCAGCAGTTACCCCCACTCCTGGGGAAACTGCTCTAAGTCTGTTGACACCAAATGCGTCTATGTTTGTTTGAAGGTCTTGTGGTGGAGTAATAGTTATAGGCGTAGGGTCGTCAGCGTCATCAAGTAAATCAACTAACGCTGGACCAGCGGCTGCCTGTTCTCCCGGCATAATACCGCCAGCCGTCGTAAAGGCGGATATGGCCTCAGATGTCCCAGGAGTGTAAGAATCAATTGGAGAGGGCGTGATGTTTATGTCCCCCCTTTCAACCGCCCTATCTAAGTTTGCTTGCGTCCCGTAAACACGACCACGGTCTGTAAGAACAGAAGGTTGAGAACGGTCAATATTAACGTTTGTTGTACTACCAGTATTTTGAACACGACGGTCACTGTCGTCCTTTGAATAGTCAGCGACATCACTTTTAGCACCCAAAGACCTTTGAGGGCCAGAAGCCGCAGGACCCATCCCCTGTCTCCCAGCCTCAACATCTGAAGCGTCCCCTCCTTCATTGTCGCCATTAAAACAGCCCATGCGAACAAGGAACCAATCGTCCTGCTCTCTTTTTTTACTTCTTAGTTGGGGGAACATACAAGGATCGTGAATCATATGACCAAACACCCTATGTGGTTTCTAAGGCTCCGATATATCCTGGCCTTCATCCCAGGACCATACCGCTCATTACACCAGTTCCGCATTACCCGCATAACATGAATACAGTCTCCAAACGGGGCCGCGAAGTCTATGCACCATAGAGTACCATCTTCTCCTTCAAAATCCATCGGTTGCAGTTTCCTGCTCCGAGTCAGGTAACCCTCCTCCGCTTCAGGAGATAAAAACGCATGCGTACTAAAGCCAATCGGGTTGGCTACATCATCATAAGCAACCAATAACTTGCCATAGTTCCTAGGTGCAAGGATCAATCTCTCTATATCACGATCATTGTAAAAACGGTGCGTGTCCGACTGCGCCATCAAAAACAAAGTGTTCTCCACTAACGGCGCACCTGGGAGGTTCAAATGAATTCGCATGGTGATTTTTTCTCGGACCTAGGGACTCCGACCCTAGATGTTACCAAAAAAGGGGGTACCCAATAAAAATATTCTGGATTGTTTTTATAAAACTTGTATATACACAGCAGTACATACACTACACCCTTGAAAAAGGGGGTACCCCCTGTCAATAGTTACAATAGTTAATACCAAAAAAGCCAAGTAACCCCCGCAGGGGATTAACGCCTCGCGTAGCGAGGCGCAGTTTGTCAAGTCGCAGTGCAACATTTGTATTAGACTAATGTCTAATAAAATAGTGTTTGTACACTATAAACAAGATATGAGACAATCTGAGATGTAGCAATATCGCTATGAAACTCTTGGGAGAGTTATTATGCCTAACTTAGATAGAGCCTTTTTTAATGGCGTTATGAATCCTGAAGAATTGGCACGTGCATTGCGCGAGTCACCTCTTGATCCAACCAACAGTGCTACAAGCACTGGTGTTACACGCGAACAGTACCTCGATACTTTGTACTCGCGGTATGATCAGATTCTGGGTTTTCCGACAGGAACAACCAAGGAACTTTGGGCTGATCAGCACACGGGTCAGGTCAGCGGCAATCCTGCTCTTGATCGTTTGGTCAATTTCGATTCATCGAATGCAACAAAAGAACAAAAGTTTGCGATGATCACCATGCTGTCAGAAACAATCGATCGGTTAACCACCGAAGTTTCGGAGGAGATAAGCGGCGAGATAGACGCGG